GGGTCTAATATCCTAATTGAGATGCCTAAAGAGGTTGCTAGAAACTTTCCTACTAAATTCATACCTCCTGGGACTAGATTTACTATAGCATTCCTTGGTGGTGATATAAATAAACCAGTTGTTACAGGAAGGGATTACGATGGCTACGAAGACGACGCTAAATAATATTAGATCATTCATCAATACAAAGCCAATCGTGAGTACTGATTACTCAAACATGTCCTTCATTGAAGAGCATGAACGTATTCAGTTCGCTGTTGGTAATATAGTCACCGATGACTATTTCCCTGAATTGAAAGCTAAATGTGTTAAAGTATTTCTTGATGATAAAGATATTCAGAAATATAAATATAGACCAAAGCTATTAGCATATGATGTATATGATAATACTGAACTATATTATATCATTCTCAGAATTAATGATCTTTATAACGTCAAAGACTTTAACCTTAGTAAGAAATATATATACTTATTACCTAAGAAAGAACTCAAAGCTTTTCTAGCAGATGTGTATACTTTTAGTAATAAACATATTCTTACATTTAATTCAAAGCATAAGATTAAGAATGTATAACCAAAGGTCTAGGCTTATTGTAGTCTAGACCGCTATTTATTCCAGGTCCAACTTATAGTATCATCAATTAAAGCTGGAGTATATCCTGAAAGATCTTCTTGGTCATTATATAGAAGAGCCTCCGTATAAACTATTCTAGGAGTACCATCTTCTAAATCATCCATATTGAAATCTCTAATTACATTTGCGGCTCCACGGAATGATTCTGGTGGAGTTACTCCAAATTGTGTATAAGTATAGAGTTTCTCAGCATCAGTAAATTCATTAAACATCCTTAAACCAGTCTTAAGCACGATCTTGGTATCATCGAAGTTAGCTCCTCGATTATATGGATCTGCTTCATAACACGCCTCAAGTTCTTTAATGAATTCTTTACTAATACCATAAGCATCAGATTTCTTTTTAATACTATCTGATTCTTTAATTTCTACAGGTTTCTCATTACCTAATAATGCACCCCAACTACCATTATTATTTTCATTAGTAGCAGTCTTAAGTTCATTCAATGATAACTTAGATAATGGTTCAGTTAAGTGAATATCCTGTAAGAGTTCTAAAGGTCTCTCTTTAGAGTAAGGTAAATAGAAGAATTGAGATGATTGAGTTTTAAAACGTTTCTTAGCATTTGCCATACCAAGATATCGTCTACCATCAGCTCCATCTTCTGGTACTAAGATAAATGCAGAGTCAGCATTTTCTGTAATCAAAGTAGATTCACCAATATTAGCTCGACCTACTTTACGTACTAAATCTGCTTCACTAGATTTACGACCTTCATCAATTATCTTAGCCGCATCACGGTTTAACTGAGATGCAGTGATAACTGGAATATGTTTAGCAATAGCAAATTCTTTGAATTCATCAACTACTGCACCAAGAGCTATACGCATATCACCGCCCATGAGTTTAAAGTCACGTGGTCTAATACGTTTAATATAGTCTTGTACTAAACAAACGACTTCTTGTCCATTAGCAGACATTTCATCATAGATTGTATATAAGTAATCTGTGTCTACAGAGTTACTTGGTACATATCTAAATTCAATATCAATAGGTGAATCGTTAGTTACTCCTAAACCATTTTGTCTAAGAAGTTGCATTATTTCCTTATAACTACCGAATTCACTAATATCATCATCTGATACCAAGATACTAAATACACGTTCCAAAGTTTCATTCAACGTATTTTCCATTGTTAAGAATAGAATGGTTGGACGTTTAGTTGGATCTTTTGTAGTTATATCTTTATTATTGCCTTTGATTTGAAGTGTTAGATTTAATAATGTACTAGATTTACCTTCACCAGGTAATCCTAGATAAATATAACAACGATCATTTTCAAAGCCACCATTTAAAGATCTATTGATTGCTTGAATGCCTGTTTTTAATTTTGTAGAACCATCAAGAGAACGATTATACATATGAGCTACTGTAGCCTCAAATTGCTCATCATTAGATAATGATAAGGATTCAGATACACTAGTTACACTTACGTTTTCTTTAATCTTTCTATTGACTTCAACAATTTGCTTTTGTACATCTTTGATGATTTTGAACTTATCTGTTTCATTAGAAGTTACATAATCGCCATATTGATGATACATATTAGACATAATAGATTGGGTATAAAATGAATTTCTATGAGACCCAATATTATGCTCAATGAATGCTATCTCATTAGCACCCAATGGTTCGTCTAATTTCTTTAATGAGAATAAATTTTTCTCATCTATCCCCTGTAATGCTGCTTGAAGAAGGATATCTCTATTTTCATATCCTTTAAGTCTAGCATCTACTAGTTGTCTTAAGAAGTAATAAGAATTTCTTTCACGAACTTGCTCTACACTGAAATTCTTACCAGGGTCTACCATTGTAAGTAGTTCCCTTAAATCTGTTAATACACCCCTATTTGAGGTATGTATGGTCTTTAAGATATAATTTGCATATAAGATCATCGATGATAGTGGTAATACGAATCCACTACCTATATCTTTCTTAGCCATCTTCAATCCTCACTTTACATAATTGATCACTCCTTCAAAAGTTCAATTAACTCTTCAGGAGTAATGTAGGTAAATCCCTTACTATCATTAATATATCTACTTAGAATATCAAACTCAGTAAGGCTCTTGTCTGTAATATAATCATACTCTCTACATTGCTCAAGTACTTCTTGAGATTGTCGTCTGATTATATCATTCTTGTAATCACATTTAATAGCAATATTTGGATTATTCCTATAGAATGATTTAAGAATATTTATATTCTCGTGCTCTAATGTAAACTCCATACGAATATTGTCTACACCTTGAGCTTGCCGTTCTTTAATAAATGCAATAATCTTTTGAGGATCATCTTTGATCATCTCATCAAAGTTTATTGTATCATACTTATAAGACTGTATCTCTTCAAAGTGAACGTAATACTGTCTTGTGTTTATATCATGTAATAAGATTAAATATCCTTTAGGTTGCTCTTCACCATAGCACCACCGATAAGGTGAGCCACAATAGTAGAAGTCTCTTTCATAACAACCTTGGACATGGACATGACCTGCAATGACTGGTCCCATAGAATATCTGAAATTATCCATTCCAAATACTGGACTCGGTGAATCTAAGTCAATTTTATCTTTTCCATATATAGCACCTCTAATTGTACCATGCATGCATACTGCATCATAGTAGTTCTGATAGAGGATATTCTCGTAAAACTCCCTTCCCATTCCTGGCACTTCAGGTATACATAGGATGCGTTTTTGTTTTACATATTCAAATTTTACAGTTTCAATTACACGGACATCTACAGACATATCATTCATATATCTATAAAATAGTTTAGTTTGATTTGCATCATGAGATGGTGTACCATGTAATATAAATAAAGTACATTGTTTAGTTCGACATACTTGAACTAATTCATCTACAAACTTCAATGCATACATAACTGCATCAGAGTTACTCATAAACTTATGGTGGAATAAATCACCATTAATTGATATCAAGTCTAAGTCTAATAACTTGATTCTATCTATAAATTGATTCTTAAGAATCTCATATTGTTTTGCTGGATCAAATACCCCGAAATGGATATCTGATATATGTGCTTCTATTAGAATATTGTCTTTCATAATTACCTCGATGAAAGAAAAGAACTCGTAAGGATCCTTGAAGGACCTTACTTTTATTTATTAAACTGTTAGATGGTTAATAAAAAAATAAATTTCCCAAGGGACCGAAATCCCTTGGGAGTATGATTTATTTATGCATTATCTTACAGAAGCATTTGAAAAAGTTTTTATCATCAATTTCACTTGGATCTTTGCTATCTGTACTAGCATATCGATATCTAATAGCTTGATATTTATTAGATTTCTCGATACGTCCAAGATCATTTGTTAATACTACACGGGCTATATCATTATCAGTGAAAGTAACTCGTTCAGTATTAGATTTATTGATAAGATTGTCTAGAGATTCTAATGAATCAGTATTCATGAATCTTCTATACATAGGCTTTAGTTCATTGATTCTAATGCAACGAACTATATGACCTGTATCAATAATAATATCGTTATCATCTGCTTTATCTGAAAGTACATATCCATTGCATGCTACCTTTTCAAATAACTCAGATACAATTAAGTCTGGATCAGATACACCCTTTAGTGTACTAATAGTAATATCTGTAACTTCACCACTATCATAGTTATAGATATAAGATACTGTACCAAAGCTTACTGGTATAATCATCTTATATTCTGGCTTAAGAAGATCGAATCCTAGTACTCTATTATCAAATACTTCTTCTCGTTCTTCATGATAACAACGATATTGATCATCGAACACTTCTACATGATCTTTAATCAAATTAATTGCCATTCGTAATTGTTTAAAACTAATGTTGTAGCTTTTACCTGCCATCGGTTATATCTCCTTACAATACTTCATTAGATTGATAAATGAGTTCATGAGTTTATTAATAAGATTAATGAATAAATACTCATCGATCTTATTAGTGATTTCTAACTCACGATCTCTAAATTTGTTGCTAGAAACTATCTCATTAGTGATAGTAT